TTTAATGAAGTTAATGGGCCTGATGCTAATGGATTTAATGATTTAGCAGAAGGAATATATGCACTAAAAGATAAACCATGTTCATCTGCTAATATCTGTTGTTCAAGCATTTCGTATTGTCTATGAATATGTGCGTGTTTTTCACAATAAGTGCCTCTCATTGGATAACCCTTTCTAACTTTATGTAATGGTATTGGTGGCCTCATAGGGTCACCACCATCCCATATTTTTTGTGTTCCACATACAACACATCTATCTTTTATATTAAAAGCAAATCTATATGGAATTTTGAGAAATTTTTTCTTTTCAGGTAATAAGACTTTAACAATTTCTTTTAATTGTTTCTTAGGTTTTAATGATTTAAATTCATAAGTCATTACTGTTCCTGCGGCTCTCGCTAATTGGTTAGGTGGAAGAAATGGATTCGTTTCCACTATACCATTAGATGCACCAATTAATGTTGGTGGTTGAAATTGCATACTCATGTATAATACCTCCGTAAATAATTATCTACAATTGAAGAATTTAATTCTGTTAGTGTTGTTGTATTCATTTTACCACCTAATAATCTTTAATCATTGTTAGTATTCCACGATACACCATTTCTGAATCTGATTTAGCACTTACTATATATTTAAAACAAGGTATTCCTGCATCATTTAATTTAGCCATTCCACTTTTAAAAGGTTCAAATATAGGATGATGTTTTATTTCTCCTTCATGTTCATATCTATCTTTCCATAAATCATATTTATTTGCCCAAATACCTACTGCAACAGGATAATCATGTGATTTCTTTTTATATTTTTTTGTATCTTTATCCCAATAAGGAGAGCATATTGTATCTACTAAAAATGTCCAACATAATTGTTGTTCTATATCATAATGTTTATTCATATGTCTATCATCAATCATAAAAATAATATACTTTATTTTCCTTGTTTTCATGTCCTTTATCCATTCAGTCCAATATATTGTTTCTCCACCAACATCAGAAGTCTTTACTGTATGAACATCACCATCAATCTTAATTGTTTTTCTTAATGCTCTTTCTCTCCCAACAGTTCTATTTTGTATATCAGGTACTTCTCCTCTAGTCCTTAATTGATGATGTAATGTTGTTTTTCCTACCTGTGTTGCACCATAAACTCCAAATGGAATTGAATGAACTCTTCTCCACAATTTGCCTAAATTCTCGGCTACAACTATTATGAATCCCGCCATCAACGACATTTAGTATCACCATTCTATTCACCATAAATGATTCCAAAAATTAATTAGTCCACCCCAAATAGAACCATATATGTTTACCCCGTAAAAAGGTAAAGCATGACCTAATGCGAAACTAGCGACAGAAGCCGCAAATCCCCAAATAAAAAATCTGGCTCTTAAAAACCAAACATCAGCAGAATGCGCTCTTTGTAAATCATATGCTAATGTGGATTCATCAAATCCCATTAACAATTCTGATACCATCTGCCTCACTCATTTACTGTTAAAAACGTAGGACTTATTGTATTTTCAGGGTATGTTGTTGGTGGTGGAGGTTGAGGAAGAAATTGATTTTGAGTATACTGTTGCTCATATTGGCGCATAGTATCTCTAACTCTTTGCCTATTTTCTTCTTCTTTTTGTTTTCTCAACCAATAAGCATCTATCTTTCTTTGCAATAATAAATCTTCAATTCTATCGAATAGCAATAAATCAAATATTGCTTTCAAAATCATTATCCCGCCTATTGTTAATATTCCAAACAATAGGGCATGGGTATATCCCGCATATGGGAACATAAATCCATATTGGGTATAAAAGTAGATATTTACTCCACTAACTGCCCCAACAAATAAAATCGTCATTACTAATCTTGTATCATCTTCTAAACTTGGCATTAAATCACCTATGCAAAATTAACAGTAACTGAACCCGAACCTGTTGAAAATTCAACATAAAGTCCTTGTGCTAAAATTGCCCCATGAAAGTCATACTCAATTGTTTGAGCAGTACCACCCGCATGAAGATTCAAGCGGGCTACTTCTTTTTTGCCTGTTGTTGTACTGTTTGCACTATCCCAGATTTTAACTGTAAATAATGCATTTGTGGTTGATGTAGCGTAAACGCTAATTAACTTCGTTCTATCACTTGATACTAACTTTGATGCTGATATAACACCACTCGTTGTGCATGATGGACTTCCCATTTTCAACCCTCACTATCCCATAATAGATTTCCCTTATGAACCTTATGCTGAATCAGAAGATTCATCAGTAGTTTTGCTTTCTTTTTTAGAATCAACTACTTTTACAGGCTTCTTAGGAATATCCTTATTTACTGTTTTTACTGGTTTAGTCTTTTTTGGTAAAACTGTTTTCTTTGCAGGGAACAGTTTATTTGCTACAGATTTAGAATCACCTTCTAAATTAAATTCTTTTTTCAAGATATTTAATTCATAATCACTCAATTTTGCTATTAGAGATTTATCATCTTCGATAATTGTTACTTTTAACCCCGCATCTCCCAACATTCCAATAGCAATGTTTAGAGGAACTTGAGTATCTTCTAAATGCGTTATAGAATAAACTGTTCCAGCCCTTCTTAATAATAGTGGGCCTTCGTGTCTTATATTTTTTAATCTTACTTTACTCATTTTATCACCTTTAAAAAAAATTTAGCGACCTCACTCCCCCAATTAAGGGGGAATGAAGCCGCATTTATTATTATGGTATTTCAGTTGTTAGACTGAATCAGAGATTTCCCCAAACTCTTACTCTAACAGAGCCGCCATTAGCGTCATTAGCCAATGTAGCATTAGTACCGTCTAATGCAGTAAACATGAGAGCAAACGATGTTGAACTCTCATAAGCACCTGCAGCACTAATTTCTACTAAAGGTAATACACCATTAGCATTATCGCATCCTGTGATTGATACAGCATGAATTGATGATAAACTCAATGCAGAAGCAGGTATTACAGAACCAGCCGCTACAATAGAAGTTACGTCAATTAACGCATCCACCATGTATTCATCACCCATAACCTTCGGGGCAGTTACGCCCTTATGGTCAGCAAGCAATGTTACTGTATATGCTAAAGCCATGCTTAATCACCTTCACGCACTCTTAATGTTAGTAATTTTTCCTTGACCCTTGAAGAAGGAACAACAGGTTTCTCCCATTGTTCGATACATTCCTTGATTTCCGAGTTTACCAACACCAAATGGGTTTCCGTTGCTAATTCCATCCTCAAAGTATTGAGTCGGCTTCATTACTGCTAGCCATAGATGGTCTGTATCTAAGAACAACATATCACTTAGAGTATTTGTTGTGTTAGCGCCAGTCGAACCCATATCCTTTGCAGGAATTAGTGGGATATCAAAGTATGTTGCAACTCTAAATCCAACTTCTTGGCCCTTTACACCCTTTACACCATTATGGGTAGGTACAATTTCTTTTCTATCCATAAATCGCTCTTGACTTTGTAGTAAATCAGCAATGTGCTGAATTGTATCATATCCTGTTAGGATGCACTTCGGGTTTCCACCATTTTGGCGGATTCTGCGAATCATGCTATTAATCATGCTTAGAGTTAATACTCTAGCATCAGTAGAAGCATATCCGTCACCAAAGTCTACTTCAGCATCTAAGAAAGATGCAGTTCCTGTTGCGGAGTTAGAAGATACACTTACTGTTCTTGATGTTCCAAAGATATTCTTCACATCAGCGACTACTGCGGAGTTATCTCCGTTGTTAGCACCTGTATCTAATAAGTTTGCATTATACATAGCAGCAATTTCACCTGCAGATGATACAATCTTTAGAAGAGAAGTATAGTTTCTCTCAATGTTTGAAGCAGTACCATCATCATAGGACTCAAATGGCATTACTAACATTTTACTCTGTGTTTCTGCGTGGTGCTTACCCATGTCTTCACGGACAATAGCACGAATATCGCCTACTCCATCATCAATAGCGGCTAATTCCATACCTAATTCTGAGAACTCAAATAGATGAGCAACAGTCTTAGGGCTAACATAGAGTTTAGCGTATTCTGGAGATAGTGGTCTAAATCCATTAGCACCATCTAATGCAGCGTTTTCTTCAACACCACCAATTTGGTCTGCTCTTGGAGTAGACAAATCAGCAGTATTAGCGGCTACTGCAGTTGTTCCGGTAGTAAATGCTGAACCACTACCACCAGTAGGTCGGCTCTTTAGCACTCTCCATCCACTTGAAGTATAAGGCCTCTTTGCTAAGATAGAAAGAGGATTAACCTCTTGATTTAGCATAGACCATACTTTCTGCCCATATAGGACATTGTATAGGTCACCTAACCCACTAGCAGCACTAAACGGATTTGATGCAGCATCGTGGGGCGTTCCGAATCCACCAACAACACCAGAACTCTTCAATAGAGCATTACCAGCAGGGCCAGTTAATCCGTATGTTGCGGCTTCTAAGTCTTTTAATGTATTAATATATCCACTCATTTAATCACCTTAAAATTTGTTCGCCAAATTATGTATGTCTCCCCAAGACATTGAAGATAACTCTTCGGTTGTTGTTGGGAAGCCTTCAGGAAGTGTTACTGTATCTCCCTTAATAATTTGTGAATCTTCTGTTGTTGTTAATGATTTGCGTAATTCAGCAAATTGCTCTTTTAATTCAGCAACTTCTGAACGAGCGTCATATTCATTTCGCTCTACTGCGGCTTTTCTAACTGATTGCTCAGTAGCAAACCTTTCTTCAAATTGCTTATTTAGATTCTCATAAGCAATCTTTTCCAATTGTTCAGCCTTAAACTGCTCATATGCCTTTTCGACATTTTCAGCAGATAAGTCCAAAGTGCTAAAGTCGGTAGCATCCCACTCTTTAGAAACCTTTAGTGGAGCAGGTGTAGCAGTTGGATTTCCACCACTAACTACTTCTTCTCCGGCTTCATAATCGCGTGTGCTATCTTCATCTAACGCTTTTTCCGCTTCATCGGCATATGAAGCAGATTCCATTTCATCTTCTCCATCAGCCTTTTCATCGTCTTCTGTAGCCATGTATTCCATGTCTTCTTCCAACGGCATCTGTTCTTCTTCTCCTTTTTGGAGCGCATTAACTTGACTCATCAAGTCATTTAACTCCTCAAGGGCTTTTTCCAATTTTTCAGTCATATTATCACCTTTGTTTTTTTCCTCTTTTAATATATCAAATTTTGCTTCGGGGTTAATTCCCTTTTCACAAATTGTAACCTCATGTAATTCTAGAGCATCAATTTCATTATATTCGCCAAAATCATCAGATGTTCGCTTTCTTTTTGAAATTGCTTGCCCTCCTATGCTAAATGAACGTAATGTTCCTTTTCTAATTCCTCTTGATATTTCTTTTGCTTTTTCTATATCGTCTCTTAATTTAATAACAACATAAAATCCTACATCATCTACTTTTGATTTATGAATAACTCCATTCTTATCTCTATAAGAATCTATTACTTCTCCTACTTGTACATTTGAATGATTCGACATTACATTTCTAAATTTCTTTTCATCCATGAATCCTTTAACTGCTTTTTCTAATGCATCTATTGTAATTAAATCATTTTGTTTATCTACCATTTCTATCGAAGCATATCCACCTATAATTAAATCATCTGATTTTAGTATATTGAAATCGTGAGATTCACTCTTAATTAGAACGGGTTGTTCTAACATGAATCACACTTAGACTTTCACTATATGAACTAAGCGGAGTCATCTTCGGGAAGGGTTAAATTTTTGTATCTGTCTTCGGTAATATCCCATAGACCAGCATCATCTTTGCTATCTAACATAGTTTGTTTTTTACCTGTCCAAACAACCCAATGCTTATTTCCATCCAAAGGAACGACTCTAATGTGCAATCGAGTATCAAATTTCTCACCATTTAATTTAAATTCGTGATATCCTTGCTTTTGAACTCCTAAAGTAATTATTCCTTCATCTAAAACTTTACTCTCTCTAGCATTACCTAAAACAATTTTAGCAGGGAATTTATTTGATTTACCAAATAAGTTATAAATATCAGAACTATCTTCGATATCAATTAACCAAGCCAATCTCTTATCATTTATAATATAAATTAAAAGTAAATTATCGTCTTCAGTAGTAGATACTGTAAACTTACCTTCTTTAGGGTTAACTTTATCATCTTTGGCTATCATATTAGGGTTAGCCACAAAATTATCTTGTTCTCTATTATAAACAATATCTTCTTGTCTAATCAACCATTTTTTAAATTTCTTCGTATCACCATTAAATGCTGGCCCTTCAAATGGTTCTTTATGATTTTCTATAACAAACTTAAGTATTTTTTCTAATGATACAGGTTCATCCCATTGCATTAATTTATTTTTTATAGCCAATCTTAATTCAGAACGCACACTTTTAATCGCATTTTCTAAATCTTCTTTCCAAACATCAATATCATATAATGCTTGTTTTTCCATTAGAGAATCTCCATTAAAACCATAAATTGTAAATCCTTCTAACTCAGATTTTACTATAATTTCTGCTTCACCATGTATATCATCAGTAATATACATTTTCTTTACGCCTTTCAATTTATATTGAAATGGCTTATCTAAATCTTCCCAAATAGATTTTTTTGCTTTATCAGAAAGTAATTCTAAAGTTTCTAATTTATCTGATTGTATCACTTCAGGTATTTCTATTACTTTAGCAGAGAATAAACTAAATCCTTCTTTAGTTTTCTTAACTTCATCAACTTTAACCCTAACAATACTACCAACCTTTACAGATTGTTTAGTATTAAGAGCCTTACCTACTGAAAGATATTTTTTATCTTCTAATTCTACAGTTTGATATGACCGAGATTGTTCTGCAGTTAAAGGCCCAATACCAATGGTATAAGAATATAAATTACTCTTTGTTTTCTTAGAATCTAAAACAATAACATCTAAATCTACAAACTTTTTCCATTTAATCCACTTAGGATTTTTTCTTGAACCTAACTGATACGTTGATTCTATATCTTTAATTACAACTCCTTCTGACGCAGGTAAATTCATTATTTCTTCTGAATATTCACCAACCTCTTTAATTGAATCTGCAATTCTAGTATCTTTTTTAGAAGGATATGCTAATTCTTCAGATGAATGTTGAGCATATTGATATAATAATATATTAATTCTTTCTCGTAAAGGTTCATCAAGTAAATCCTTATCTTCGTGAGACATAATATCGAATACATGAAGTCTTAATTCAGCATCTTCTACTTCTTTCTTAAATATATGAGAAATAACTGCAGCACGATGTAAAGGTTCACCATTCTTAAATAGCATTAATTCTCCATCAAGAATACAATTAGGAACGTGTTTTTTATCTAAACGCTCAACTTGTTTTTTACATTTATCAGTAATATCTTTTTGATTATAAGATAATATTTTAATCATCTTATCTTTCTTATGCAATTGCACTCGCATACCATCATATTTTTCTTGAATAACATATTCACCGGAGAACCCTTTTAATTGTTCTAAATCATTTAATTCAAAAATTCTATACATTGGCTTATTTGGTATTAAAAAATTAATTTCTGACTTTTCAGTATCTTCTGATTTTTTAATTTCAATATTAACTAATTCATTCCATTGCTTTTCATTATACTCTTCTAAGAAAACTTCTTTCAATGATTGTAAAGCACTTTTGAATTTACCTTTAATTCTCTTAGTGTCTTTACCTTCACCATAGTGTTCAATAATATACAAAGGAATGTCTTTGAGTTCTAAATCTAAACCATTCGCATTTTGAGTTATTTCATCCGGCTTAAATCCCTTTTTTTCCCATGCCGATGCGGGGATTGGTAGGGAATGTTTGCGTAAAGCATAGTGAATAAAGGCCATCAAGACGCTAGAATTAGTTTGAAATATATCAATAACATCTTTACCTAACTGAGAAGAGAATGGGTCGCTAACTTCTTTGGATTCAAACCTCATTTCTTTTACTGCATCATAAAGACGCTTCGCTTGTGTTGAATTAGGGTCTTCTACAGAATCATCGAATAAAATATCTTCAACAACATATTTCTTTAATACCCTAGTAAAAGAATCTAAACCATCAAAAGTATCTCTAATTGATTTGACTGTTCTCCGCCAATCTTTACCATACTTTTTAGGGTCTTCTTTCGCAGATAAATAAGAATAGCGAGTCCTCTCAAAGAAATCTAAAACACGCTTTGAAAGCGCATTTTTTTCTTTTTCAAAGGAAACGCCAGATATCGCCATTAAGACACTCTCATCAATTCATTGCGTGACCAGATAATCCTGAGACATCTTTTAGTTGCTTTAACCTATCAATAATTTCTGAGGCTTCTCTTTCAAAACCTTCTTCTTTTATTTGTCTATTTTCTAATTTAGTTGTTAAGTTTTTTAAACGAGCGTTTAAATCAGCAACATAATCTCTTAATTGGTCTTCTTCTGTATAATCATACTTTTTAAGTGCATCAAATACAGCATTTATTGAATCAATTATTTTTTGCGCTTTACCAACATAACCATATCCTTCGTCACCAGTAGGATTTGCTATCTTTTCCTCTTTCGGATTTTTTGTTGGTCTTTTAGCCTTTACAGTTTCACCCATTGTATCTGTATCATTAGCCACAGTAGTTCCATGTTGGAACTCGGCTAATACTTCCTTCGCTTTCATTATTGCTATCTCTACTAATTTTTCTTCTTTTGTTACTTTTTCCGGCATATTTCATCCCTCTATATTTTCTACTATTTTGTGAATATCATCCCATTCCATCTTAGATATAACATCACTCGTTGGAGTGGTATTATTACCCATTGCAGGTCTAGGACTACTTACACTAACATATCCAGATTTCATCAAGATATTGTCTTGATTATAAACTGTTTCTTCTAACGCTTTCACTTTA